AATTATGAATATAATGGTTTGTAAAAATTGTTTCTATTTTTCTTTGTTCTTTTCTTACTTCTTCTTCTAAATAAGAAATGTATTCTTTCTTGTCCTGTAAATTAAATGCCATTTAATTATTTTTATTAGTTATTTATAATATTCTCTAATTGCTTTACATACTATTTGTAAATTATTTGGAATTTTTTTTTCTTCAAACATTTCACTCGGTGATTTTGCAGGAATTTTTCCTACTTTATTTGTTAAAAAATAATAAAAACAATCATCTCCTTTACATTCTATTTGTGTATAAAGAATTGTAGTGAATAGTCCTTCCATAACTACTTGATTATCTATCATTTTTCCTAATGTCTTTAATTTGTAAGAATTAATTTCATCCCCATCCATCACTGTTTCTGTGTGAGAAACATAGAAAATAATTAAATCTTCTCTTAATTTTTTAGCTTCTTGTATTAATGTTACAACATCACGAGCCAAGAGCGTGAATTTTGTATAACCTGTTTCAAGAGCTTTTCCCATCATATTAAATGTTTGGAGATAGTTACTATCATCTATAACAATTTGTTTAATATGGAGGGCTTTATCACTTACTGTTTTTAATTTATTTAATGTATCTATTATACCTGTTGGTTCGTAATAGTTTTTATTTTCCACATTATATAATTTTCCACTTCCTTTAAATGGGAGACTTTTTCCACTAGTGTTTATTAAATATGTTTCTTTTGGATCTAAAAATTTAATACTTGTAGATTTTCCTGAGCCACTTTCACCGGCTATAGCTATTAATTCTGCCATAATTTATTTATTTTAATATTTATTTGTAAATTTACAATAATTTTTAATATTATACAAATTTTATTTTGTCTTTATTGATTCCAACTAAACTTTTTGTAAGCCATTTTAATTGAAATTCTTCTGAACTTACAAAAATATGAATATTAGAAGTTTCTGTGTCTGTAAGTAATGATCGCCCTATTTGCTGAAATAGATTTTCTCCATTACTATTAATAGCTGTAATAAGAATTGTATCTAAATTCTTATAAGTTACACCAGCACTCCCTTTCTTAATTAAACATAATTGATTAATTTCTTCATTTTGAAATTGTTTTAATATTTCATCATCTTTAGATTTAGAATTGAACATAGGAAGAGAATATTTCATTCCTGTGTTTTCATCAGAAGAGAATAATATAAATCTTTTTTCTTTATTATTCCTAATCCAATTATTTACATAATTAATCATAGAATTAGAACTATTAATAAATCTCATTCTATTAAGAGCAGCCCATTTCTTTTCTTCCCCATAGCTTTGTAAAATTCTATTAGAAAGTCTATTACATTCTTTTTTCTCTGTTGATTTCCATTTTTTTACTTTTCCATATTCATATTGTGTTGTGGCATCTAAATTATAGGTATGAATAAAAATATTAAAATCACTTACAATTCCGTCTTTAATAGCTTCTTCTGTAGAATAATTAACAATAAGTTTCATTTTTGTATGAGCTTTAATTGCTCCAAGAGTTTCTGAATTATATGTTCCAGAAGCAAATAATACATTTCTATTATTTCTAGCTATTTCTCCTGCTATAGGAAGAATATTTTCTTCAGGAAGAGCATGAGCTTCGTCAAAAATATAATAAGAAGATTTTGTATTTTTAACTTTCTCCAATGAAATAAATGTAGAAAATATAAATTCTGGAAAGAAATTAATTTTTTCACATTCATCGAGCCAGGAATTTTTCACATCAATGTTTGGATAAGCTAAAAATACAACAGGAGTTTCTTCTAATGAATGTTTTTTAATTGTTTCAAGAATGATTCTACATTTTCCAACTCTAACACTTGCTAAAATTATTCCTTTACAATTATTTTCTACAATTGTATTAATTATTTCTTTTTGAATTTCATCTTTTGATTTCATATTTTATTTAATTGTTAATAAAAAATCTTCTAAAGATAATTTTTCTTCCATTATACATTGATCAGGTGAACTGTATATTTTTCCATAATAAAAAGCTTTTTTTGTATGTAATTTAGCAAATTCAATTAACATTTGAGGAGTTACATTTGATGCAAACATTTGATCTCCCTTAAAAGATATATCTTTTGCATTATTTATTAAAAATTCTTTTGCTGTTATCATTTTATAAAAATTTTAAGTGTTATACCATGGTCTTGATAACTTAATTCTACTTCTTTTAAATTACGTTTTGTAAACACTCTTCCTATTGGATTTGCATTTTCAGAATGATCAATCACTTCTATTCTTGTTACTTTTGGTAATAAAAAATTAGTTGTAAATTCTTGTTCTACTTTATTTGTATTTTCCATTTTCTCTATTTAATATTTTAATTAATAATTCTTTTTTTAATTTTCTAAATTCTCCCCATTCTCTATTATGTCTATTCCAATGATTAATAAGAGAACGACAAGGATTGTTTATCAATCCTTGTTTATATTTAGCATTCTCTTTTTGTTTATAATCTTTTCCCATTACTTAAAACACACTATAAAATGATTAAAGAAAAAAATATCTATTAATAATTTATGTTAAAGTTTTGTTAATTATGAGAACAATTTTTCTAGCCAAATATTAAGCTCTAAAGAAGTTTGCATTATTTCGTGCATATGATTTCTAATATCATCTCCTTGTTCTTTAGGACTATAACGCACATATCCCCCACAATTTTCATCTTTAGCTCCAATTCGTAAATCAATTCCGTATTTTGTTGATGTGTTTTTAAGAATTTGATTTCCATTGTAATATAAGAATATATGCATTCCTCCTGATTTTGTATTATAATGATAACTATAAGTTAACTCATTTAAAATATTAACAGGAATATGATTAAATCCATTTTTATCTCCTTTCTTATCTATATCAACTATAACACAATTTTTAGAAGGAGCTACAGCCAATTTATACCCAAATGGTAAAGCACCTTCAAAATGAACTCCTGATGGTATAGAACCCCATTTAAGATTTGGGGTTCCATTTGGTAATAATAAAAAACTTTTCATTAGAATTTATATTGTGCTTGAGCCATAGCTGTTCCCCAATATTTTTTATAATTTCTTGAATCTGCATAATAATAAACTCTTTCAATTTCTTGAAACACATTTGTTTCTTTTTTTAAAGTGTCAATAAATTCTTTTGGAATAACTTCTTTACACTCTTCTAATATATTTTCATTAAATAAAGCAAACCCACAAAGAATTACAATATTTGAATTTCTTTCTCCTTCATTAAAAGATAAATTATTTTCTTTAATGAATGTTTTTAATTTTTCTATTTTATTTTCCATTGTTATATAATATTATTATTATTTGTTATTTTTTAAATTATTTTTCCATATAAAATTAGCATGTGTTTTTCTTTTATTTAAACAACAGTTTCTTATATGACTAGCATGTAAGAATAAAACTTTAGCAGCTTCTGCTGCGGATTTCCATTCTTTTATAAGATTATTCTGTAAATCAAATTGTAAAATAGATTTTGAATGAAAATTACTTATCTTCATTTTAGTTTCTATTGATATAGGTTTTCCTTTTTTAGCCTCACTCATTTTTTGCTTAGATATAAAAGACATTTTTTTACCTGTTTGAGAATTTGACATTTTTTGTCTTGTAATAGAAGAAGTTATTTTGCCAGAATGAAAATTACTTATTTTCATTCTGGTTTCTTTTGATATTATTTTACCTTTAGCGGAATTACTCATTTTTAATCTAGCTTCTTTACTAAAACAATAAGGCTCACTATCTAATTTAGGTAATCTAAGATTTAAATTAAAATCAGCCAAAACATTAAGTTTATAACCCATAATAGCTTCATTTTTTAACATTTCTTTATGATTACCTTCCCATATTATATCAAATTGATGCTTTTCCCAACCATATTTTTCAATAGATCTGTGGATTTTAATTTGAGCTTTAAAATAATTTTTTTTGTATTGGTATTTTCTTCTTTTTATATCTATTGTAGAACCAACATATATTCTCCCATTTGGGTTAGTTATTTTATAAACAAATCCTATTGTATTTTCCATTATATTAAAATAAAATTAATAAACACAAAGGTAGTTTAAAATTTTTAATTAGACTATGTTAGAATATTCGTTGTTAGCACACCAATCACTTAAAAATTGTTCTTTTTCTGATTCTGATTCAAAATTAAATTCTGAAAAATTGTCAGATTGACCAATCCTTTTCCAGGTTTCTGCATTGTTTTCTAAATTTCTTGTAAAATCAGATTCTCCTGATGTTGTTTTCAATGTTAACATTGATTTTAATAATTCTTCTATTGTTGCCATAATTTTATTTTAAAGTTGTTTAACTGTTTCTCTTAATAGTTCTAATTCTGTTTCACTGATTTTGTGATGTTCTAACCAAGCATCTATTATTTTTATTAATATTTTACTATTCTTTTGAACTGTTGCTACTTTTTCATCTACTTTTTCTGAATTAAAAATGTTATCATAATCTAACATAGAATTTAATATTTCTTTGTATTTAATAACAACATTGTCTGTATTATATCCACGAGATGTATATTTGAAACATCTTTCTAGTTGTCTTAAGATTCTACTTACAGCCCAAATATTACAATTATAAAAAGCTGGGTTCCATTTATTCCATGTAGCAATATTAGTTGTTTTGTTTTCTGATAAATCTAAATATCTTTTTGTTTTTAAATCATATCCTTTTGCTATAATATCCATATCAAATGTAGAGAGAACATCAAATATTGTTCTATTTCTTTCTTTAAATATAATATTTACTTCAATGGAAAGATTATATACAAATTTAATAGTTACAAGTCCTATTTTTTTAATACTTCCTTTATATGAAGAATTACACCAATCATCTGCTTTCCACTTTTCAACAGGGTCTATGATGAGAAACATTGGATTGAATTTTAATGTATATAATAACTTTGTAAAAGCTGCTTCTGAATATACAAAAACATCTACATCTTGCTTACTATCTGGAAAATATCCTAATAAAGCTGATCCTGTTATACAACCATCTATTCCTTCTAAATTTTTAATTACTTCTATTGCATTTTCTAATTGTTGTTTCACGTTTATTTTTTATTTATGTTCTTTGTTATTTTAATTAATTTTTTAAGACATTCAAATTCTGCTTCTTCATAAGTATAAAAATCTTCATCATATAATTTACATTTAGAAATAGAACCACAATCTATTTTCAGTTGTCCTGATGTGTTCTATGTTTTAATAAAAAAGACAGCTAAATTAATAGCTGTCTTAATTGAATTTTGTTAATTAATCATGTTATTCTACATCCAAATGAGGCTCAAGAACTGTTATTGCATCAACAATTTGTTGTAATGTGTAAAGACCTTTTAATTTTACAATTCCTTGAGAGAAATACAATCCAAAAGACTCAAAATCAGCAATAACATTAAATTTTTGAAGAATTCTATTTAATTTTTCTGTTTTACCTTCTTCAGTTTTACTTGTAAGCCAATTTAAGGCTTCTTTTTGTAATTTGTCTATTGTAGGTGTAACAGCAGCTTTTGGTGCTTCTAAATAGGTTCTTTGTTCTTTGTTAATTTCATTTGTTACTTCTTTAATAACTTGATCAAATGTTTTTGTTTCTTTTTTTGTAAAATCTGATTCTTTCACTTTGTTAGCTAATGAAACTAAATAATGAGCTTCTTCTTGTAATTCTACAAATTCTTTGTGAAATACAGGAGTTTCTGTTCCTGTTTTTACTAAATAACCACCATTTGCTACATTAACTTCTTTGTTTTTTAAAAATTCCATTTTTATTTATATTTAATTGTTAATTTATTAATTTATTTTTAGTCTAAATATTTAACCCAATTTTCCATATGAACAACATCTTTACAATCAAACCAATCACCATAACCAGCCATAGTTGTGTTATCAGTTGTATGAAAAGAATATATTTTATTCATTGTCCATTTATTTAATTTTATTCCTTCTATAATAGGAATTTTACTTGTTCTTTTATTATAGGCATTACTCCAATCTTGAGAAGGTGAATGATTATCTCCAAAAATAATTACAGAATTGTATTTTCTTGGTTCTGAAACTAACTTTTTAAAATAAACTTGATCATTGTCTGTTCCGTTTTCAGTATAAATTTCTTTT